GAGTTGGTGAGGTAGAGGCAAATAGAATTAGTGGTATAGCATCTAGTCGTGGTACACTGGTTCATGAAATCATTGAGGATTATTTAAACAATAAGGATACATCTGGATATCTACCTCACATACAACAATCACTACAAAATATAAAACCTATATTGGATAAACATATTACAAAGGTTTATGGGTTAGAGGTTCCTTTATATAGTAAACATTTAGGTTTGGCAGGTCGATGTGATTGTATAGGAATATATGATGGAACACCTTCCATAATCGATTTTAAGACGTCCAGGCGAGTGAAGAAAGCAGAAGGTATATCAAATTATTTTGCTCAAATGTCAGCATATGCAATTATGTGGGAAGAAAGAACAGGTATGCCAATTGTTAATACAACAATAATCATGGACGTCGATAATGAAGAACCTTTAGTGTTTAGAGAAAAAAGAGATAACTATACAGAATTATTACTTGATACAATTAAAGAATACAATAGAAGAAAATTATTTAATAGCTAATACTTTTGGTATTATTGTTTATATGCATAAACTCATCACAAAACATATCTTTTATTAGGCCATAATTTTTTTTATAATTAAAGTGTTCTATACCTTTGTCAACTGTAAATTTTGCTTGTGTTTTCTTAAATTTATTTTGCACTTCCCATCTTATAGGTCCAATAAGATGTTTAACATCTTCTTTTTTTATACCTACATTTAGTTTGTTAAAAATATCATAAACCTTATTAGAATGAAATATTTCCTCGTATGAATGTGCAAATAAATTTAAATGTTTTACTTTATTATAAATTCTCGCTGTATTTTCTTTTGTGTATTTTATGAAGTTTTTGCATTCATTTATATCTAAAATGTCAGGATTAAATCCTAAATCTATTGCTTCGTTATGATGCCAAGATAGATATTGTGATAGTAAATTTTCCCTATATAAAAATAAATGTGTACAATCATCATCAATCATTTTTAATAAATTATTAACATCAGATATTCTATCATCATATAATATTTTAATTACGTAATTATCATTATTAGGTGATATAAATTCAATATCACCCTTGTACCTTATTTTTTCCAAATTATAATAATTTAAAAAGTTGAAAACCAAACTAGCTTTACCAGTTTGTGTTGACCCCCAAATCGCAAGTTTCATTATGCTGAATCATATATTGTAGGTTCTAATATTGTAGAGCCATCCTGTAAGGTTCTTTGCCTTAACGATGCATTAATACTACCTGTTGTTGCATTTTTACCTAATAATTCAAAATATATAAATCTAAACGACGCAGCAAATGTTAAATATTCAGTTCCTGCAGAAGTTGATTCAAATTGTACATCACCAATAGATGTTGGAATACAATCAACATATTTTATTTGTCTGGTTTGATTATTATGACTTGATAATATTGACAGTGTAATATCAGCATATGATGGAGCATCTCTGCTAGTTCTATCAATAGAAGTTAAATTTATATTATCCAAATTTCTACGCATCCAGTTAAACATTTCTGTATAACTATTCATATCCTCATCTAATATTACTTGACAGGATAATTCTCCGAATACCAATGTATCACCAGGTAATGGCACAGCTACTTTTCTAAAAGGTGTTTCAACTGAACTCATTGTCATACCAGGGTGAGATACTGACTGACAGAAAAATTCTAAATTTGGATAATGTTTTCTATCAACCAACAACTTAAATGATGTTGCCTGAAGATAATTTATATTTGTAGTTAATGTTGCCATGTTATTATTTATACAAAAAAAAGAGGTGGCCGAAGCCACCTCAATTTAATTTAGACTTTCAATATCTAGATTATGCACCTAGGATATTGTCAACTCTGAACAGTCTGTAGTATTGGTTTGTTTTAACAGTTGCCAAACCATCAGCAGGTGTACTACCTACGAATGGGTTTGATACCATACCGTAACGAGTTTTAAAGCCAATTCTTGGTTGGAAGCTGTCTTCTGCGACCGCACGTACCATTGTTAGTGGAACGTATGGGCAATAGAATAGACCAGCATCGTAAGGATTTGTACCTTTATATCCAACGTTGATGTAATCAGTAGCTGAATACGGATCGATATAAACCTTAGTTCTTCCGTTAAGAGTACCAGCGAATGTGTTACCTGTGTCATCAACATTTAGTGCTGTTGACATTGCAGGTGAATAGTCTAACATTCCTGATGCAGCAAGTGCAGAAGCAACATCTGAAGAACAGATAATAAAGTTACCTTTACCTCTACGTGTTTCTTTTGCAATTACGTTTGCTTCTCTTTCGATTTGAAGAATTAGACCTTTAAACTTCTCAACTGACCAACGGCCATCGGCATCTGTTTGAACATCAAAGATACCATTGACTGCAGTGTTAGTTTGAAGAGCACCAGTCTTAGCTTGTGAGTTGATTGTTCTTACAACTTCCCTGTTGATTTCAGCAAGGATTTCAGTTGATAGAATGTTTGCCAACTCAGTTTCAGCATCTAGACCATGGATAGCTTTTAGGTCTTGAGCTAATTCCATTGTGTACTCTGCTTTTAGAGCTCTACTTCTTGCTGTTACAGTTGATTTCTCAATTGTGAAACCCATGTTAGCAATAGCGTTTGATGCAGAATCACCTAGTGCTTCAGCAGAGTCTGTTGTTAGACCTTTAGCTGCTAGAGCAGTGACACGAGCATCATCAGCAGTAGAGTCAGAGTCCATACTGGAAGCTGACAGACCAGCACCATCTGATGGTTGAGCTGGATCGACTTGTGTTCCTGAGAATCTTGTGTCGGCTTCGTTATAGAGAGCTTCAGTTGCACCAGTTGTACCTTGTGTATAACGTGATTTCATTGCAAAGATTAAACCTGTTGGACCTGTCATTGGTTGTACACCGCAGATGTCATATGCCATTAGGTTAGGCATTGCACGTCTTACAAGTGAAATCAATACTGGATTCCAGTTTGCAGATGAATCGTTATTTGTTGCAGGACGTGTTTCTGTTAAGAAACCTGAATACTGAGCAGCCTCTTCACGCATAGCCACTTCTTGGTTTTCCAGAATAGCAGCTGTTACTGCTTTTCTGTGGTAGTCTTTGATAACTCCAGCTGATTCTTCGTTAAGAACTGGAGCCCATTTTTCTACCAATCTATCGTAAGATAATGGTTGTTGCATTTTAGGACTTCCTTATTGTTTTGTTGTCTGCTTTTTAATAGCAGAAATATATTGTGCCATAACATCAGATGTTTCGACTTCATCATCGTATGATTCATCGATATCGTCAGCATTTGACTCAGTTACTTTTTTAGAGAAATGTGATTCTTTCACTATTGAAACCTTTTTAGCAAATGTTTCTTCAGTTTCAAAATCAATATCCTCGACTAATTTTTTTAGCTTTTCTACTTGAGTGTCTGCCAAGTCTTTTGAAGCCTCACGAATGATTGCTTCTTTTTGGAAACCTTCAAGTTGTTCAGCCATTTCGATTGCCTTCGCAGTTGTTGAATTTAATTTATCTTCTAATTCGTCAACTGTTCCAGATAGCTCGTCAACTAGGTCTACTTTGGATTCTGGAACATCGATGTAGGACTCTGTGAATAAGTCTTTTAGACTTGTCATAAAGTTTTCTGCAATTTCTGTTCTTAAACCTTGTTGTATTGCAACTTGGTTTTCGGTCATCCAGTTTTCAACTACGTAGTTTAAATAGTTGTCGACCTTTTCAACTAGGTCAGCTTTAGTTGCATCAACTTCTGCTGATAGTTCCTCGTTGTATTTTTCTTCCAGACGGTCAATCTCATCAGATAGTTTTGATTTGATTGCTGCTTCAAAGATTACAGAGGCCTTATCCTTAAATTCTTCGGATAAAGTTGCCTCGTTGCTAATTAGTGCATCTAAATCACCAGAGAAATCAGCTTGATAGTTAATTGCTGGTTCTGTGTCTGTTGATTCGTACTGAACACCTTCCATTTTATATTGATTTGTATGATACATATTCATAAGTTTTTTCATCTCTTTAGTAGACATGCCGTTCATCTTATGATACATAGCATTAATCATACCTGATTTTGTACCAGGTAATTTTGAAGGTTCTGCATTTGATGCATCACTAGCACCACCAGGTGTGCTTCTCTTTGGAGCTGAGCCTGTAGCATCGCCTGCTTTATCAGTAGCAGCGATTGACTTTTCTTCTTCGTCACCATCCATGGCTTCCATTTTTTTCTTTTTCATGCCGCCATGCATAGCTTCCATCGTAGGAGCTTCAGCTTCTGCAAGTTCTTCTGTTGATTCCATAGCTTCGTTCTCAACTTCTACTTCTTCTGACTGAGCGTCTACTTGATTTTCGATTATTTCTTTTTCAGACATAATCCGCTCCTTATATTTTAGATTTGAGTAACGAGAGGAAATTTTTAAACTCACGTACCTCTGTTTCATAAAGGTTCGCTTTACTAGCTTTTTTAATTTCGGTCTCAATTTGTTCAATTTGTCTAGCTTCGATAATGCCGTTATTCCATACCCATTCTACACCTTCCATAACTCCATTTACAAATGCTGATGGAGCAGATGGGTCTTGCACAATGTCTACTGCGTTAAGAATAAAGTCGTCTTTGACAACCATTGCGTCATTACTTCTTTCTAAACTTCCCATACCACGAGTTGAAACACCTAATTTGACGCCGCCGTCAAGAAGTCCTTTTACAATTTCTCCCATCGGTGTAGCCAAAATAGTTGCTTTGCCCATAACATCATTTCCCTCAAAGTTAAGAGATTCAATCTTATGAGAAACTTTGTCGAGATTTACGGTAGGTCCGTCAGGATGATTTAGTTCTCCAACTGCTCTTCCTGTTTTCACTTGTTCGTTATCATATTTACTGACCGCTTTTTCCATAATTGGTCTTGGATATACCCTACCATTTCGATTCTTTTTTTCTGCTTGCATGAAAACACCTTCAATGGAGTATTTTTTCTGTCCATTTTTTTCTTCGGTTATTACCTGTAGGTTGTTTTCTGTATATTCTGCTATTAATTTCATATTATTATCCTTTTGGATAAGTTACTTTTGTTAACTTTATTGCTGTATTGTTCGCATGTAATTTGTCACCAAGAGCTTTTGGTATTAACACTGTTTCTCCTGCTGCTAATGACATTGTTGCACTATCCGTAAAATCTGCTTTATAATAGGATAATAGATAGGCTGTTGTAGCATGCGTATTCACAGCTCTTACAACTCTGGCATCACTTACAGTCGTGGCTGAGCCTGCACTGTCTGGGGCGTTGATTTCAACTGATTTGGGTTTATAGAAGTCTACCATTTGTCGTTCCTTTATACATAGGTTTACATTTATTTATAATCCTAAGATTTTTGGACTGAATTCCAAAGATTGTAATCATCTATTGTATTAATTTCAATACCATTAAAATCAACATAAACACCTTTTAATGTTACATTATTTTGTATCCATCGCATCTGCTCAATACCTTCATTTTTTTCTTCCATATATCTTTTAAAATTTTTCCATAATTCTGATGTATTTTTTTTATATCCATGAAATCCAAGAGTTTTATATCCATAACTTATTTTATTTCTTGTATACCAGTGTATAATATCGTTGGTAACAACACACTTTACACAATTTTTATTATTTTGTTCCTCTTCACTTAAACTAGTAAATGCATTAACAACCAATGAGTCACTTAATTTTGTTTCAATGGCCTTTATAATTTTTCTAGTAACATCTGGATTATCACCCTGCACATTAATATAGTTTTCATAGTCTATTACATCAACAACATTGTGCATAAGTCTATCTGTGCCATTGTCATAATCCTCATCTGTCATAATAACATTTTCAATGGGTATTCTATCTGCAATGTCTCTTGAATCAGTTACAACTATGGTATCATATCCAAAGCCTTCGCACTTATCAAATACAGTACGAATCATGGATTTGTCATTTAAAGCCAAAAGCAGTTTTTTTGGTAATCTAGTACTTCTAAGGCGTGCAGGAATTAATATGCAGGTTTTATTCCTCTTCGTCATCATCTCCGTCACTGGATTCATCATCTACATCTTCTTCAGTTTCTTCAGATTCCTCTTCTGTTTCATCATCAGCCAAAGCATTTTCTATTTCTTCATCAGATAATTCAACTTCCTCGTCATCTTCAGGTTCTACATCATTAAATATTTGTCCTGCCATTTTTATTTTTTCTTGGTCAAGAACATCATTCTGTTTTTGTGCCAATGTTTGATGTAATGCCTTTTCAGCATTATTAAAGTTGCCTTTTATAATATCATCTATTAAATCTAATTGAATTGCGTCATCAGCCATAATTTATCTCCTTTTAAAATTCATCGTCATTGCCACCACCGGCTTCTTTTTCGGCAGCAATTTGGTCTTGCATTGTTTGTACATCTTCTTCAGACATCATCAATACATTTTTCATAATCCATTCTTTTGAGTAATATTCACCCACATAATTTGAAATTTGGTCAAGAGTCTGTACTCTTTCTCTCATGAGTTCAGCCTCTCTTAATTCGTAGAAATTATTATCCTTTAGATAATCAACAATAATATCACTTTTCCAAGAGTTCCAATCATCTTCAGTAATAATACCTTTTAACATCAATTGTTTTTTAAGTATATCTTTAAATAGGTATGAGAATCTTGCTCTTAATCTATCAATAAATTTTTGGAATTTAACCTCATCTCTGTTTATTTCAGTAGCACGTCCTATTGTGAATTGAGATGATTCTGTTTCCAATCTACTAATAGGTACATTCAATGAACGATATAATCTTCTTTGGAAATAAACAATATCATCTATTTGTCCTAGATTATCACCACCTGGTAGTGTAGAGATTTCAGTTCCTCGACCACCTTCACGTCTTGGTAGCCAGAAATCTTCCAACATTGACATATGTTTTCTATCATCACGAATCTGTCCTGTGTTGGCATCATAAACAAGTTTGTTACGATACCTAGACATAATCTGTTTCATATATTCTTCAGCTTTACCTTTTGGTAAGTTGCCGACATCAATATAAAATATTCTTCTTTCAGGTGCTCTTGCAAGTCTGTAAATAACAAGTGCATCTTCCATCATTCTTAACTGATTAATTGGTTTTAATGCCTTATGAAGATATGATATAACTTTTCTTCTGCCTTCATCTAATAGACCAGATGTTACGTAGTTAACTGAATCCTCTGTTAATCTGACACCACTTGTATAATTTCCAGACCCCGCCTTTTCTTGATAAACATAATATTCGTTTACTTTTGTTACTAGTTTAGCACCAGTTTTTTCATCTTTTTTAGTCTTAACTTCTTTTACTTTTCTTATTTTTGCAGAATCAACAGGTCTTATCTCTTGTATACCTGCCTTTAAATTTTTTTCATCTACAACAAGATGATGATATAATCTTCCATCAACATAATATCTTCTAAAAATATCATGTCCATTTTCATCAAAATTTAACATACTATAAATGTTATCGAATTCTTCTTTTATTGCCTGTTTAATCTGGTCTGATGTATCAACATTATCCAATATAACATCAACTGATTGTTTTGATTCACCTGATGTAATTGCGGCATCAATAATATCTTCAATTGCCATGTCAACTTCAGGGTGCATTGATACACCACGATATTTCATGATAAGGTCTCTATTATCCTTAACCTTATCGTTGCCTTCTATGTCAACATATTGACCGTAATATGAACCAGAAGCTGTTATATAACCTGCACCATCTTCGTCCCTTGGTGGAACAATCGATGGCCTATCCTTCATAGTATCATCTTTGGTGGATTGTCTTTTGATTTCAAAACCAAATAATGTAAAGCCGTTTTCTGCCATGTGTAATTCCTATGTTACTGTGGGGGCCTTTCGACCCCCTTTAGTAATATTTATCTCAATATTAAGTAGTGGTTGCTATTGGAGCAAGTGATTCAAAATATTGATATGTAAACGTAATGTCAAATTCCTCGATAGTATCTGTCGTATCATATGACACTTCGATAGGGCCAATTTCACTAGGAAATGCACCTCTAAATGTATATGACTTGATGGAATCTCCATTACGGTCTAATTGTTCGACCTTTAAGTCTGCTTCATATTGAATAGGTGAAGTAAGACCAGTATTAGCTCTATGATTATTAATACCGTTACTCCATCTTTCTATAGCATTCCTAACTGCAAAATCAGTATCATTAATGACGGTAACAGTCCATGTATCAAATGTCTTGTCACCAGCCATTTTTAATATTCTTCCTCTGAAAGGAACATCTATAACACCAAATGTTGAACCAGGTAACTGAGCTGTTTTACATAAAAATGAGCTCAGTTCTGCATCACCATTTGCATATGTAGGGAAGTTGATAGTCGCTTTAAATAAATTATTACGAGCACCACCACCACGAAGTTTAGCCTTAAAGTCGTCTACGCCTAATATCGCCATTGGTTACCTCCTTACACTGTGCCCACAACTTCTTCAAACTCTACGCCGGTTCTAACTGCAACAAAGTTAAGTGTTACATAGTTAATTGAACGGGCAGGTTTAATGAAGATTGAGGCCTTAAATTCGTTAGCATCAATTACTGCTGGAGTGTTATTTGTTTCGTCACAAACAACTCTAAAGTCAGTAATACCTCTTCGTCCTTGTACTTCACGAAGTAATGGTTCAACAATATTTACGAATTCAGCTCTTGTAAATTCGTCATTAAATTCAAAGATGACTGTTTCAGCAGCCCTTGAAATTGCTCTTTCAAGTACTAAGAATAGTCGTCTTACATTAATCCTATCGAACGCAGAAGGTCTTGCAAGTTTAGTTTTATCACCAAACAATACAATTCCTTGACCAGGTATATTAGCAACAGGGTTTGCACCAGCCTTGTATAAAGTATCTCTTTGTGCTTTGGTTGGTATGTAATTAATTGCTGTTACGCCAAGATAAGTACCTCGTCTTTGTCCAGCAGGACTGAACCAAGGAGCTCTATCTCTATCTGTGGCTGCCATTATACCGGCAGTTGATGAAGATGCAGGGATTTCAATAAATTGGTCATTAAATTTATCATACACTTTTAGATAGTTAGCATCAAGTACCAGGTATGATGAATTAGTTAGTGCATTTGCTGTTGTCTCAATATTAGTTGTGATTGTTGCGGCATTTGTTTGTCCGACAACATCACTTCTTTTTGGTGAGGCAACTGCAACACAGTCCTTTCTTGCAGCTGCAGTTGCAACAAGGTCATTTACAATAGTTGTATGTGCTGAACTTGTGGCATCGGGAGCAATTAAGAAATCAACTTCAACGATATCCTTATCTTCAAATAGGTCAAAACCTGAAGCAACTTCTGTAGCAGTAAGAGTTGCAGAATTTACACCATTTGCAAGTTCGATATCAGTTGTTGCAGTACCAGTGAATGTACGAGAAGCCGCTAGTTCACCAAAGTTTGCATGAGTTGAATCAATAGCATTCAGCATATAAACATATTCTGAAGTGTTATTAATTACATCTTTAGCAAATATTGATGTTCCGTCAGCAGCCTTGGCGTCTGAGGCTTGAGAAACAAAAGGATATCTCTCTAAAACTTCGCCAGGCGTGCCTGTAAATAAACCATCTTGGTCTACAACGACAATGTGCATTTCATCGTTGGTTCCACTTCTATTCGATGCATATGTTGAAGTGCTTGGGAATGCATCAAATGAGCCTTTAAATGACCAGCCATTATAAACCGCACCTGCGGAGTCTGCGCCTGGACATAAACTTACTTTTAAACTATTTCCTAGAGCACCAGGGAATTTTCCTAAAAAGGTATATCCTTGTGTCTCTAGATTAGATTTGTTTGCATCAAAAGATGCTTTGTTATCAATTTTATCGCCGCCGTCTGCTGAATCAGTGGCAGTTTTAAAGACAGTTCCATGTGAATTTAATGCTACACTAGTTGCTTCGCGAACAACTTGTAAATTATTACCATATTTTAGGTAATATGCAGCAGTATGAAAATCTATCGTATTGAAGGAGTCTGGATTGGCAAAAGTATCAACGAGTTCATTTTCATTTGATACTTGCACTCTTTGCCCTACTGGACCCCATCTAAAGTTTCCTACGGTAGCACCAGTTGTACTCTGGACACCAGGTACAGCATTGGTAAGGTCAATTTCTCTGACTATAACCGCAGGCGATTCTGAAGGAGTTGAAAGTGCCATTTTATTTTCCTTATTTTCGGTTACTAATTATATGTTTCATAATACGGTTATATTCAATTTACATATATTTATAATTTTCCCAAATTTCAAGAGACTCTCGTTCATTCTGTGAATTTTCTGGTAAAAGATTACAATTTTTACAAGTTGAGAAGGTTCTTATACCATTTTGTAATTTTATTCTTATGTCATGCAATTCCTCTGATAACCATACAGAGGAAAAAGATTGTTCATATATATTACCAAATGATGTTTCCTTGGACCAATCCTCGCAACAGATATATACATTACCATTCCAATCAACAATTGATTTAAGTGATGGTTGATAACAAGGACTTTTATATTTTTTTGCGAACCACAAATAACCTGCACGGTTTGATATTTCTGTAGGCCCAGTTGTAATTCGTTTATATGTTTTTAAATTTTTTAATATTTTATTTATTTTATTTACATCATCTTGCCCATCATAACAGTCAATTTTAATTGATAATAAATCCCAATTATCTATTTCTTCTGCTGTAAATTTACCATTTAATATTCTATCACCACTTGTAATTAATCTTGTTGATATACCTTTTGATGTAAAGGCCTTAATAATATCACCAATATTTGGGTGTAACAATGGTTCGCCATATCCTGATACACTAATTACACCGTCCCATTTATAATATGATAATTCCTTTGCCAATATTTCTGCCAAATGAACCTTCATATAATTTTTTTTATTTGGAAATCCCATGGAATGTGGGCAAAATGAACAAGTTCGATTACATAAGTCTGTTGGACTTATAACAATTGATACCAACCCTAATAATTCTGGTATTTTAGAGGGTGTGAAAAGTCCATGTTCTACTGTCAAAATTCATCTCTATCAAAATCATATTGTACATACCACGGCATCTCTTGTCTATCCTTTTCGTCAATCCAATCACTACCATCATCATGAAAACCAAATGGCACAATATCATCTTCAATGGCCTTCATTCTATCATTAAATATCATCTCTTTTAAATTTATATCAGAAATATCTTGGAACGCCTCAGTATAAACAAAATAACCAAACATAACAAGATTCATAACCAAATCATCATGGTTACCTTGTGAGGCCTCATATGATTGACCTCTTGCCTCAAATGTAGATATTTCCATGATAGTTTCTTGATCAACTATTTCTAATTTATCATTTTCCAATAAATCCTTAAATGAACTACAACCAATCCTTTTGGATTTTCTTGTTATTTCTACACCAATTTTATCGGCCTTTACTGCAGATTCCAAATACATATTTTCGTATTCAAAGTCATGGTACAATCCATTACATACAATACCACCCTGGTCATTTGCCTCTATCACAACATATGCATCGTTATACACTTTTGCGTACTTATAAATAATATTTGGGTAGAGTATCGGAGAGATAACATTGTTGCGATACACAGCCACTTGTCTAAATGGCGAGGCACTAATATCGATTATTGTAAAAGTAGAATAATCCTGACCTCTACCTTTTGAAACATCGACCGTCATAATATATGCATGATTTTTTTGTGTCTTTTCATATATTAAAAGGTTGCCACTTTCTAATGCCTCAATTGGATTTTTTGCCTTTAATTTCATCAATGATTCTGCATTGATTAATGTATCACCAGTACCAAAAAATGTATTACCAAACTCTTGGTCAAATTGTAATTGTGATGTATTTGCTATGGTCTGTATTTTCCATTCATCATCGCGACCAGGCACGTCCCACCAATCAACTCTAAATGATTTAAATTCATTTACACCTTGTTCTGCACCTTGCCATATATTATAAAATATATTACCAACACCATTTGCAGTAGATGTAACAATAATTTTTGTATCTTTACCTGCAGATACCACAGGATATGTTGATGTATAAAATTCAGCAGCTCTTTCAACAAAGGCAAACTCATCAAGATATAATAGGTTAACAGACATACCACGAATGGAACTACCAGATGTTGCAGCTGCAACTATACGAGAATTATTTGAAAATTCTATTGAACCTTTATTTAATGCCTTACACCCTGGTTGTAAAAAAAATGGTAAATTTTCCAACATAAGTGTTATACGCCCCAGCATTTCACGTGCCGTAGCACCTTTATTTGCCATTATGGCGATGGTTTTTTCGGAATTAAACAGGGCAAACCATAATAGAAATGCACATGCAGATATAGACTTACCTGACTGTCTACATGCTAGTACAATATTAAATCTTTCATCTTGGAATTGTTTAAACATTTTCTTTTGATAAGGATATAATTCAAATGGAACCAAACCTTTATCAAGTGAAATAATTTTTATATATTTTTCTGTAAAATATGAAGGACTCTTCATGCATTTGGCATATTCCTTTATTTCTGCCTGAGTCCAATCCTGTACAACACCATCTCTTTTTACGAGTGGGTTACCAAGATAATATTCATTATTCATTGTTCTCGTTAGTAACATCTATCACTTGTTCATCATCTTTTAATAATTTTTGTAAATCAGCAGTTGTACCTACAAATAAATTATTAGTTGTATTACCTATTTGTTTTTGTTCTTCTTTTTTATCCATATCTTTTCTTTTCTTATTTAGGTCCATCAACTTGTCATTGACATCTGCCATATTTTTTATAAGATTAGATAAAACTTCGTATGCGCGAGGGTGCTCTGAAGAACGAGCTACTTCCATCATATCCTCGAGCGACTCTTTACCTTTTTCTAGTAATTCGTAATATGTTGCCCTGGAATATTCAAAATCATCATTTAATTTTTTTTCATCACTCATTATGAACTATCACCTATTAATTGTATTACAGTTGTAAATCCAAAGTCACTATCAGCCAAACCTATTGCACTATCAGGATTTGGTGTAACTGTAATCCTTGATATTTGTATATCACTATCAGATAAACCAACCTTAATTTGTGATAAATCTGTAATAGATTTTCTGATAATACCAGATGTATTTATTGGTCCATAAAAATTAGCTTTCATTTGGAAATCCAATGTATATACAATTGTTCTTCTTGCTGCCAGGTCACCCTCATAATCATCACTGAAACTTAAACCTTGTATTATAATTGGCATATCCTCTTTAAAATTAGGAAATTCTGTTGCAAAAGGTTTAATTGTTAATGAATATTGAGGATTAAAAAATGGTAAAATTTGTTCGACTATTTGTAAAGCATCATCTTGTGATTTAGCATATACATTTAACTGAAAGTTTATATTATATGGTATAGGTGTGAAAAATTTTCTTCTGTTTTCCTTTGCTGTACCCTGACTGTTAAATGTACTAATCTTTGTTAGTTGCCTTGTTAGGTCGTAATCAAAACCTGTAATTTCAAATGACATACGAGGTAATTTAATCGCAACTTGAGAGTTATCACTTAAATCAGCCTGTTCTCTTATTCTTTCAAGATATTTTTGTTTAGGTGCATATGATAAAGGTACTTTAACCTGACTGACCACAGCGCCTGATGAATTTTTTCGTATCACATATATGTTATTAAACATACGGCCAAATATGGCAACTGATTTTTTAATTTTTTCGTGATAAAAATGAGTACCAAACATTATTGATTCTCCACATCACCAAACGGATTGTTTTCACTGAAATCAAGAAAACTGGAACCACTACTAAAGAAATCATTTTGTTCATTTTCTGATATACTATTTTCTTCTGCAATTGCAGTCACAGTAAAGTCTGAGTCAGCAACTAGGCGCGTGGTAGTATCACCTGAAATGGTAATGGTACGATTTGTTATAAAGTTGCGATATGTGCCATCACTTGCACCAACATGTACAAGATGTAATTTACTATCGGAATCAGAGAATTTAGTTACCTCACCAGTCATTGTTAAACTTGATGCACT